TACAGAAGAAAGACAAGAAATTTCTGAAAGTGCAAATACATTTATAGAAAGCTTTGTTAATCAACAAGAAAAATTACAAAAGAAAATTGAAAACCAACAACAAGTTAATATAGATGATAATCATAAACAACTGCTAGGTAATATGGAAAACTATTTATTACCTAATAGTTTACAACAATTAAACCTAATGACAGATCAAATGGGATTGAGTGTCGATCAAAAATCAGAAGCAACAAGACAATACAATATCAGTACTGTTATTGAATCTTATGGTAAGAAAAAAACATTAAATTTAGAAACAGATATAGGATCAGCTTATAGATTATTAACAGATGATTTTGGATATGATGATGTCAAACTTGAGGATGTTAAAAAAATGATGATTGACTATAAAGTTATTGAGTTAATTAATGATGACTATGTAGCAGATGAAGGTATGCCTTCTCAAAGAAGTTTAAGTAGTATTGATTTTAGTTATGATATTTCTAATGATATTGCTAGTAATGATTTAATTAAAATAAGTTCTTTTGCTAGTAGGAATGGAGTAGTTCCTAGTGAAATAAATGAATTTATAAACTCTGCCAATGGATTAAATTATGAAACAGAAGCTGATAGAATGCAGTTAGCAGAAATAGCTTATACTGTTAATTATTTAACAAGTAGAGCTGGATTTGTTATAGATGGTTTAGATCAAGATTTAATCTTACCTTTAATGGATTTACACGATCAAATTAAAAGAATGCCTAATAATGGAGTTACTGAAAAAACTGCTTATGAGTATTTCTTTTCTAAGATTAATAAAGATTCTAGTATTAGAGATGAGATTGATTTAAAAATTGACAATGTTTTTGAAAACGAAGATATAAATTTAGATGCAATTATTTTAGATGCTATAGGAGAAGAGCAATCAAGATATGTAGGTGTTCATAGTAATGCAGAAATTGGAATTACTACAGATGATTTTATGGTAGAGCCTTTAATAGATTGGTTTCCTTTAAGATGGTTAAAAGTTAATAGTTCAGATCTAAAACAAAAAGATGTAGATTTAGTAAAGTCAGAAATTATGCCTTTATTTAAACTATACTTAAATAATACTTATCTTAGACCTGAAGAAGTCAATAAATATAATATAAACAAACATATAAAAAACGCTATAAAGTTAAGCTTTACAACATTAGGCGATAAAGGATATGGAGTAGAATAATGGCTAATATAGTTAAATACCCAATATATCAAACATTTGAAAACTTAGGAATGAGTAGAGAAGAAATAGAATATGATGCTGTAGATACTATTCTTAATAGAGTTTATGGAATGAGTAATAGAGAAAGAGAAGATTTAGGTTTAACAGATGATTGGGTAAACCAAAACAATCTATATACTTATATTCATAACGGAAGAATTAAATTTACTTATGATGAAAGATCAAAAGAATCTTCCCCTAAATATCATATACATGCTGATATAGATGGTGATGGTGTTTGGAACTCTATTCCTAATCCTAATGATCCTGAGGTATCTTTTCAGCCTCAAAGTACTTTAAAAAAATTTAGACCAAATACTACATCAAGAATAAAAGCTGAAGTATATGATGATTATTATAATAGTTTTATAGATCAAATGGATAAAGCTACTGTATTAGAAAAGTATGGTTTTGATATAAGAGAGAATCCTAAACTCAATAGTGCAGTTAGAACAATATTTAACTTTGCAGTTGGTTCGGTAGATTCTGGTAAAAACTGGTTAGATAATATGGAGTTGTTTTTTAAGGAAACACCTTTCTTACCTGATATCAAATTTGATTCACAATCTATAAATGACATAGTACAACAAAGACAAATAGAAACACAATTATATGAACAAAATGCTGAACAATATCAAGATGAATATGTAACAGCAAAATACTCAGGAGTATTTCAAATGACAAAAGATGGTGAAAGATTACAAACAAATAATATATTTATGGACAATACAGCAAAATGGGAAGGTGGATTTCATAGTGTTGTGTATGATCCTAGATTTAAAGGTTCTAATACACCAGATATTTTAGGTGGACCAGATCAAAAATATATGAGTGAAAATTCTAAAATTACACAAGAACAGTATGATTATCAAACTGGTGCAAAAGGTGATCCAACTATAGGTTATGGTTTTTCAATTAATCCTAATACAGATGGTGGTAAAGCTAATATTAAAAGATTAGAAGATTTAGGATATAATACTGAAAAAATTCTTAGAGGTGAAGAATTTCTATCTATGGAAGATGCTCAAAAAATGTTCCTAGAAATATTAGATGAAAAGTTCCAATTAGTTCAAAATATTATTGGAGAGCCTTTAAATGATAATAGAAATACATTCCTAGCAGCTGCATTAACAGATATGGCATATATTAACGCAAACTTTATTGGAAGTAGATTTCAAAAAGCTCTTAAAAATTATATGGAAACTGGAGATGAAAAATACTTAGGATCATTTGAACCTTATGGAGAAGGTAAAGGAGCTGTTAGAGGATCTGAATTAGCTAGTTATGAACCTAGTATTGGTCAAGAATTATATAATGATGGACAAGCTAATGCTGAAAAAGGCTTAGGTGGTATTAAAAAAAGATTTAACAATAACTGGCAATTAATATCTGCATGGGCTAATGGTCAAAGTACACAATTTCCAGAGTTAAGATTTGAAGATCAAGCACCTGATTTTGTTAGATAATGGGTGACGTTTTTGTAAATACAGGCAAAGCGTATTCTCCTAGCCTAGATATTACACCTCGTACTAATTACCAATTTACAGATTTATTAACTGATTTTCAAAGTGTTGGTAAAGGTTTTATTGATGAAAATTTAATTGCATTGGGTGTTAAATCAGCAGTTCAATATATGTTTGATAGAGATAGACCACAATTCGATATAGACGATAATTACGATATATTTAACGATCCTCAATTTATTGGTTATGAAGATTTAATAGCTAACTTTGTCCATAGTAAAAATCAACAACATGCTACTAAACTATTTAATGAATTTAAAGAAGATGTAAAAAAAGGCAAAGGATCACCAGCTTATATTATGGGTAGAGTATTAGGTGGTTTTACTGATCCAACTACATTATTTGCATTTACAAAAGCTGGACAGTTTTTATTGACTGGTAGTAGATTAGGAAGATCAGCTAAACTAGGTGGAGTTGTAGCAATAGAAGAACAAACCAAAAGACTATTTGATGACAAAAGAACAGTAGGAGAATCTGCTTTAATTACAGCTGGTGGATTTATTATACCTACTATGTTTCCAACAATCAAAGGCAAAAATGCTGGTAAGACATTTGATAAAAATGCTTCTATGTTAGATGATGCTGATGATGTAGCTATGGAAGGTAGTACAGGAGCTGCGGCTAACAAAAGAAGTCAAATGATGACAGATGAAGATTATGCCGAATTAAACAAAATTAAGTCTACAGGACTAGGAATCTTTGGAGAAAAAGGTCCTTATAATCCTGTATTTAGAGTATTAAATAACGGTATATCAGCATCTCAAGAGTTTATGGAAAAGGTATTAGAAATACCCTTATTACAAAATAAGAACTTCTTAGGGGAAGCTACAGAACAAAGTATTGAAAGAAAAGTTAAGTCTAAGTATTACGTTATTTATCAAGCAGAACAAGCTATTGATAATTTATATAATGAATATTTAAAGTCAGTTGGTAAAAACGTACAAAATAAAGCTGAAAGATTAATGGGTATTAAAGTTAATAGAGGTAAAAATGTATTATCTCCTAGAGAATTTAGACAAGAAATATTCTTAGCTAAAATGAATTTACCTAACAAAAATATACCACAAGCTAAACAAGCAGCATTAGAAGTTGATAAATATGTTTATAAACCTTTAGGTCAAGAGTATGTAGATGTTGGTGTGCCATTAAATTGGCATAGAGCATATTTAGATAAAGCTAATACTATTACAGCAAGATTAAGAGAAACACAGGCAGATAGAGGATTAACTGTTAGAGGTCAAGAAACATTAGCTAAATGGGAAAAGATAAGTAGAAGATTAGAAAATAGAATTAAGATGTATGAGAGTGGTGAAGGTTTAAGAAAAAACTATGTCAATATAGTTTGGAAAAGAGATATGCTTGATAAGAACTGGGATGAGTTTAGTGATCTTATGTTTAAAACTGTTCAAAAAAGATATCCTAAATTATCTAATACAGAAATTAACAAAATAGTTAAGTCATTTAAAAATTATCAACCTGTTGTAGCTTACGACAAGATTGACGATATCTTGTTAAAAACAGAAACTAATCCAGACAAGATAGAAAAAATATCTTCTAGATTCTTCTCTAGAGATTTAGATATTAATTACGAAGATTTTATTAAAGCTGGTTATATTGAAACAGATATACAAACATTACAAAAGTTATATTTTAATCAAGTTGTTCCAGATATTGAAATAACTAAGGTATTTGGTGATCCTTTAGGATTAGGTACACAATGGAAACCTGATGGTAAATATACTGTTGGTATTAAACAAATAGCTGAAGAATATGATGAATTAATTGATGCAGCTAAAACACTAGCTCAAAAAGAGAAATTAGCTGCTACAAGAAAAAAAATACTAAAAGACCTAGATTCTTCAATTCATTTAATTAGAGGTACATATGGATTAGCTGATGATCCTAATAGAGCTATTAGTAGAGGTATCAGAATAGGTAAACTATATAATTCAATGTCAATGCTAACTGGTATTGCTCAAGTAGTTGATAGTGCAAGATTAGTAATGATTAATGGTATTGGTAAAACATTTAGAACATCATGGGAAATATATACATCTAAAATGGGTAAACAGATATTTAATCAATCTAAAAGATCTGCTCAATTAGGTGGTGAAGCTATGGATCTATGGAATAGTTCTCGTGCTATGAGTATGTATGATGTGGGAGATGCTTTTGGTGTTTATAATAAATTTGAAAGAGGATTAAGCTCTGTAGGTAATTTATACTTTACATTCTTAAATCTTTCTAACCCTTGGAATACTGCTGTTAAATCAGTAGCTAGTTTCTACAATGGTACAAGAATATTTGAAGGAATAGAAGCATGGGGTAAAGGATCTATTAGTAAAGTTAATAAAGCTAGATTATTAAATCTAGGTATAGATGAAGCTATGGCTAAAAGAATATTAAAACAATATCAACAACATGGTGTTGGTAAAGGTGGTAAGACAAAATGGAGTGAATTAGGAGATGATTTTAAATACATAAGAGTAGCTAATTCAGAAGATTGGACAGATGATGTTGCTAGAGAAGCCTATAATAATGCTATAGGTAAACAAGTAAATATTGACATTGTAACACCAAGTAAAGGTGATGTACCTTTATGGGCTAATACTGAAATAGGTGGAATGATAGCTCAATTTAAAAAGTTTGGTATGGCATCAACACAAAGAATGTTAATGCGTGGATTACAAGAAAAAGATATGAATCAATTACAAGGTGTATTGTTATTATTAGCTGCTGGTGCAGCTGTAGATGCTTTTAGACAAAGAGCATTTGATAGAGATTATAGCAAAAAACCCTTTGGACAAAAGATAGTAGACGCATTTGACAGATCTGGTATAGGTGGGGTATACTCAGATGTAAATAATGCGATTGAAAGATTAAGCAATAATCAGGTAGGTTTTAGACCTTTATTAAACGCTAAAAAGCCATATGGAACTTATAGAGATTTTTTTAATAATCCTGTGCCTGATGTCTTAGGACCAACAGCCAGTCAAATAGCCAATATTGCTGATATTGCTTGGACTTGGGGTACAGGTAAATACAATCATCACACAGCAAGGAATGTGCGTAGACTTTTACCATTTCAAAACGTATGGTTTCTTGATTCTATTTTTGATAAATTAGAGAAAGATATACTTAGATAATGAGCATAACAATATCAGACACCAGCCCTAGAGTGCAATATACAGCAACGTCTGGTCAAACAACTTTTTCTGTTCCTTTCGAGTTTTTTGATGATGATGATATAGTAGTAATTAATACTAATGCTGGTGGAGTAGATACAACTTTAAATAAAGCTGCAACTCCTTCTAATGCCTTAGAATATTCAGTATCTGGTGCTGGAGAAACTGGTGGTGGATCTATTACTTTAGGTGCTGGTGCAACCCTGAATGATATCTATACTATTTATAGAGATCTTCCTATTGCTAGAAGCACTGATTTTCCTAACTCTGGTACATTTCCTATTGAAACACTTAACACAGAATTAGACAAAATTGTTGCAATGATGCAACAAAATGAAAGAGATTTTAATTTTACTTTAAAAGCTAAGGCTACTACATCTACTGCTTATGGATTAACATTCCCAGAATTAGTTGCAAATAAAATATTAACTGTTAATAGTACTGGAAATGGATTAATCTTTTCTCAAGAAGTAGGTAACTTCAGAGGAGATTGGGCTGCAAGTACAGCTTATGTACAAAGAGATTTAGTTAAAGATACTAGTAATGGAAACATTTATATTGTTAATACAAGCCACAGTTCTAGTGGTTCTGAGCCATTATCTAGTAATGCCAATAGTTCTTATTATGATTTAATTGTAGATGCTGCTTCAGCAACCAGCTCGGCTAGTGCTGCATTAGCTAGTGCTACAGCCGCTGCCGCTTCTGCTACAGCTGCTGCAAACTCAGCGACAAATGCCGCTACATCAGCAACTAATGCTGCAACTTCGGAATCTAATGCTGCTACTTCAGAAACAAATGCTAGTACATCAGCAACTGCTGCATCTAACAGTGCATCTGCTGCTGCTACAAGTGCTACCAACGCTGCAACATCAGAATCTAACGCATCTACTAGCGAAACTAATGCTGCTACAAGTGCAACTAACGCTGCTAGTTCAGCGACATCTGCTGCATCATCAGCTACTACTGCAACTACACAAGCTAGTGCAGCAAGTACATCTGCAACTAATGCAGCGACTTCTGCAACAAATGCTGCTAATAGTGCAACAACTGCAACTACTCAAGCCAGTAATGCTGCTACATCTGCGACAGCTGCACAAACAGCTCAAACAGCTGCTGAAGCTGCACAAACTGCTGCTGAATTAGCTGCTGATAACTTTGATGATACATATTTAGGAGCAAAAGCATCTGATCCTACACTCGATAATGATGGAGATGCCTTGAACGCTGGTGATTTATACTTTAATACTACCAGTAATGTACTTAAATATTATGATGGATCAGCATGGAATAACATTGAATCTACTGATACCAGTGGGTTTGCAACGAAAGGATTTGCGACAGCTATGTCTATCGCATTATAAAGGAGAAATAGATGGCACAAGACTTTGAGAGAAATTTTGCAAGTTCAATATCAAACTCATCTGGTTCACCAACTACATTAGTTACATCTAACAGTGATGATGCAATAGTATCAATTAGATGTGTTAATAAACATACAGCTTCAATTAATGTAACTGTATTAGTTAGTTCTGGTGGTACAGATTATTTTGTTATTAAAGATGCACCTGTATCTGTAGGTGGATCATTAGAACTTATAGATTCTGGGAGTAAAATTGTCATACAAAATGGTGACGTACTAAAGGCATATGCTGATACAGCTAGTGCTGTAGACGTACTAACATCATTTGTAGACGCAATTAGTACATAATGGCTTATATCGGAAATAGACCAGCAGATAAATATCAAACTCTACAGAAACAGAGTTTTACTACCTCTGCTACTGACACCTATACGCTTGATTATGCAGTATCAGATCCCCAAAGTCTGGCTCTGTTCATCAATTCAGTGAGGCAGAATCCGCATGATGCCTACACTGTGTCGAACACAACGCTAACTCTATCCTCTTCAATTACTGGTTCAGATACTATGTATGCAGTGTTCTTAGGCAAGGCAGTTGAAACTGTAGCACCAGCATTATCTTCTGTAACAAATGATATGTTAGCTGGTTCTATTTCTAACGCTAAACTTGCTAACTCATCTATTACTTTAAA